CATAACTAATGGCACATTAGCTAAGTGATGAAATCGCACTTTTAACACTGGCCGGCCATCAGCACCGGCAGAGCCAGCCGACCTCGATCGCAAAGGCGGCGAGCAGCACCGTCAGGATGAGCATCGGGGTCATTGGCATGTACTCCACTTATCGTGCGGTGATACCGTTTCAGAAACAATATCACAAACCATATAAACATAGTATCGTCCGCCCGCTTCGGGTATATCTGCAGTATTATGGGACCAGGCAAGAACATCGCCGCCGACCGCGGCGCCCGCCGCGCCCGCCAAGCCCGGAACCAGAAGCTCTACCGGGACCGCAAGCGGGCCGGCAAGTGCATCATCCCTTGGGCTGCGGAGCCGGAAGACCTGAAGGAGTTCTTCCACCTCATGCGCATCGCCGTGCCTCCCAACCCGACGCAGGAGGATTTTGCAGCCTGCCTCGATGCTCTGGTCCAAAGCGTTATCGGATAACGCGTGGCCGAAACCGCTTGTGTTAGCGTGATCCCGTGAACCGCACGAAGGTCCGCCCATGGTCAGAACCCCGGAAGAAATCCTTGACGCCTCGCGTCGCCGCTACCCGGCCTCGTATCGGGACGAGATGGCTCTCACGATAACCCGAGCCGCCACCGCCAGCCTCCTCAGCGTGCGGGACACTGCGATAGGGCGACGGACAACCGCGGAGAACGTGGCAAGGCGCGAGTGGCCATCCGACCGCGATATCGTACCGGTCATCAAGGTGGCGACGGTTCCTGCCGACACCCAGACCCCGGGATGGGCCGGCATATTCGCCACCACAGCCAATCTCGACGTCGTCAGCTTGTTGGCTCCCGGATCCAGCGCGGTCAAGCTCCTGGCCAGATGCCTGTCCTTCGAGTGGGGCGGTCGCGCCACATTGAACTTCCCGACCATGACCCCAAACGCGAACGCCATGGCGTGGCAGGCCGAGGGGCAACCCAGTCCGGTGCATGATTTCGTGACGAGCGGGGTATCCATCACGCCGAGGAAGATTTTGTCGACGTGCGTTTTCTCGAGAGAAATGGCGGAATATTCGACTCCGAGTTTTGAGAAGCTGGTGCGCGCCGCGCTTTCGGAGAGCCTGAGTTTGGCGCTCGATAGCACATTGTTCAGCTCCGCCGTCGGCACTACGGTCAAACCAGCGGGGCTCTTCGCTGCCATTACAGCGCTGCCGGCGAGCACATTAACTGTCCCGAGCGAGGCGATGACTGAGGACCTGGCGAAGATAATCGCGGCAGTCTCCGCGATATCGATGGACAATCCGGTCCTTCTCGCCATGGCCCCGCGACAGGCAGTGGCGCTGAAGCTGAGAAGCGACGTCGGCCAGTTCGAAGTCTACAGCTCGCCGGCGATGGCTGACGGTTCGGTTGCGGCCATTGCCAGCAATGCATTAATCAGCGTCGGAGATGCACAGCCACAGTTTCGTGCATCGCACGAAGCTTCGCTGCATATGGAAGACACCACGCCGCTGCCACTTGGCACTGCTTCTCCGACACGAACGCCGTTTCAAACGGACTGCCTGGTGCTGAGATTGAGCCAATCCCTGAATTGGGGATTACGCGATGCGCGAGGCGTATCTCTGATCCAAAACTGCGTGTGGTGATTATTATGGCTATGACTAAGGATGAAATGTTGCGTAACGCACGCGAGACCGTTGAGCGGGTAAGTCGCAGTCTCAGTGAGAAACGTGAAACGAAGCCAGACAGCGTTGGTCCCAATCGTCTCGACGCTTGGCGTGTCGATACCATGAAGCGAGAGGCCGAACTCAATGCTTTACGCGCTGCGCGCAAAGCCGCTGAGGATGCAGAGCGCGATGATGGTTCTGCTTGGCGTGCGTATATTAGCGGCGAGATACGCAGCGCAATCGTTGCGGCTAGCTCTGGTATTGCCGAGCACCTCGCAGAGGAGTGGGCCAAGGTCGGTGCCGCGCTCGATCAACGTGACGCAAAGATCGGCAAGCTCGAGCTCGAGCTGTCACGGCTTGCCGTGTCGCATGCCAAGCTCGAGGTTCGGCTGCTTCAAGCGCTCGCTGACGGTGATCACGCCAAGACGGTAGAGTTGCCTTCGTGGTCGCGCGCAAAGGGACTGAACTAATAGGCCATCCCGATCTGCCAAAAGGTGGCAATCCGCCACGTTTAAAGGCACACATAACGCGGACTTCTGATAGATGCATCTATCAGAATTTTTCGCGGAAGAGCATCATGTGCGAGCAGTTTGCCACATGACGTGGCAAACCTGCATACAATGGCAAAGAGGGCTCGCGCCACCGTGGTGGCGCAACGTGACCATCGACAAGCGCACTCGCCGAGTGCGTTGATCCAACAAGGGTGCGGAAATACACGGCGGAGGTGGCGTTGCAGACTGAACTGCTTGTATCCAGAGGCGTGTTTAGATGGATGCATCTATCTGTAGGCACATGCATGTGCCTACCGCCACAGCAGCGCGAGCAGCCGATGCAAGGAACTGAACTGAAGCAATCCTTTGGCCAGATGCATGTGGCAAAGCAATCCTTTGCCATCCCTTTTTGTCAGGCCCGGGGGGTAGGAAAGAATTCCTAGGCGGGTCCCCGCGTCGGAACGCGCCGGGGGCAAACTTTAAGATCTGCTGCAAAATCTTAGGAGACCGGCCGTGCCTGCGCATCCACCTAACCTCGCCGCGCTGCAAGGACGGCCGCAACGACTGCGACCGCCCGCGCATCTGAGTTCGGCTGCGCGCGAGGTCTTCGTCGAAATCGTTGCGTCGCTGGCCGCCGACCATTTCATGGCCGCCGACTCGGATCTGTTATGCGCCTATGCGAAAGCCGTTTGCCTGGAGCGCGAAGCTAGCGGCCATTTGAACGACGAGGGTGCCGTCCTCGGCGGCAAGCCGTCACCGTGGATTACCGTCTTGGAAAAAAGCCAGCGCGCGGTGGTCGCGCTCTCGTTGCGGCTTAAGCTCGGCCCGCAGGCGCGCACCCGCGCCCGCGTGGTGGCCACCCGGCCGATTTCATACTATGACCGCGTCAAAATGCTGGAGCATGACGCGGATGAGCGCGATACCTGACGACGACACCGACTCTGTAGATTTGATGGCGCTCATGTCGGCGCTGGCTGAATGCCGGACCATTGAGCCCGCGAGACGCGGTCAGCTCGACGCGATGATCGAGGAGCGCGGCTGGCTGGCCACGGCGCAGTTTGCTTCCTATTCCCGGCAGATTGCCAACCTGGCGCTGCGGCCGTGGCAGTGCCCGCCGGCCGCCGTTTGCGACGAGGACAATCCGCGCACGAGTGAGGAGGCGGAGGCGGCGGTGGTGCTGCGGCGGCTGCTCGAGCTCGGCCTGAGCCGATACGAACCAAATCCACTGGAGGCCATAGCGGCCGCGGAGGAGCGCGTAGGAAGCCCGCCCATGCCGGAAACCGAGGCCGCCGCTGTCCTACTGGCCCCCCGGAGTGAGCCCTATGGGCGGCCTCTGGACGAGCTGCGGACGACCATCTCGCGGAAACCCCGCAAAGCATGGAAGCATCAAAATGACGGCTGACGATACAAAGTCTGATTTTGCGCCGGCTGATTTTGCCGCTGAAGATTTTCCCATAGCGCCCGCGGCGCCGAAACCTATCGCGCCGATATTTCCTGCGCCAAAGAAGCCGCAGGCGCCATCAGCGCTGCAGCAGCTTCGCGCACCGGCCAAGCCGCCCGCGCCGCCCTTTGTTTCCCGCTTCATACGTTCGAAGACGCCGGCCGAGCTCTACGCTGAGGAGACCGCCACCATCGTGGTCAATGGCAGGAAATTCTCGGACTGGGAAACGGTCATGGTTCAGCACCGCTGGGCAGAGGACTGCCCTACCTTCAAGTTTACGACGGCGGACCAAGTCGAAGTTCCAATGGACTGGCGCCTGCTGCGGTTCAAGCCCCAGGATTTATGCGCAATCTATCTTGGCGGCCAGCTCGCTATCACCGGGGTCATCGTCACCCGGCAAGTGGCCTACGACGCCGACAATCACGGCGTCATGCTCATTGGCGAAGGCCGCCAAAAGTTCGCCAGCCAGGCAAGCATCGTTCCACAAGGGAACGAGCCCGTTGGGAACTACGACGGCAAGAGCTTCGAGCAGGTCGCCCGCGAGGTGCTAGCGCCGACCGGCGTCCCGCTCGTGACCGTGGGAACGCTCGATGCGACCCCGTTTGCCCGATTGCAGTGCGAGCCCGGCGAGACCATATGGGCTTTCCTCGAACGCTGCGCGCGGCCGCGCGGCATCGTGATGGGCTCGGATCATCTCGGCAATTTTCTGGCGATCGGACAGCACACTTTTCCTCCCACCGCCGACCTGATCGAAGGCTTCAACATCAAGAAGGCTCAGGTCACAATCACTATGGAAGACAAGCGTTCGATCTACATCGTCCTTGGACAGACGGCAGCTAGCGACGATCAGAACGGGACCGATGCTTCTGAACAAAAAGGGCAGGTCGGCGGGAGCCTTCCATTTTATAGCCCGAGCCTGACAACGGCCGAGCAGCCGGTTTGGAGCCAGGCGGAGCTGCAGGCGCGCGCAGCAAATGAGGCCATTTGGCACGAGGGTACGATCATCCAGGCGTCCATCACGGTGCAAGGTTGGATGCGCCCGAGCGATAATAATCTCTGGCAGGCCGGTTCAGACGTCCG